TGGTCTGTATGAAGCCCAGCAAAGTCAGCAGGAACCTGCGCGTCTGCTTGTTGTCGAAGGCTATATGGATGTGGTTGCTCTGGCGCAATATGGTATTTCTTATGCCGTCGCATCACTAGGAACAGCCACAACCGCAGACCATATTCAGCTGCTCTTCAGAGCCACAGACAATGTTATCTGTTGCTATGACGGTGACAGAGCTGGGCGTGATGCCGCATGGAGAGCACTGGAAACAGCCTTACCTTTTATGACAGATGGTCGCCAGCTACGCTTTATGTTCCTTCCTGACGGCGAAGACCCGGATACTCTGGTTCGCAAGGAAGGCAAAGCCGCTTTTGAGGCCAGAATAGAGCAAGCGCAACCGCTCTCTACATTCTTATTTAACAGCCTGTTACCTCAGGTTGATTTAAGTACCCCGGACGGTACTGCGCGTTTAAGTACGCTGGCATTGCCCCTGATAGCGCAAGTGCCCGGTGAAACACTGCGTATTTATTTGCGTCAGGAACTTGGTAACAAACTCGGTATCTTAGACGATAACCAGCTGGAAAAATTGTTACCCAAAAATGCAGAAAGCACTTTTTCTCGTCCTGTTCCGCAGCTAAAACGCACAACCATGCGTATACTTATAGGGTTGTTAGTTCAAAATCCTGAGTTAGCACAACAGGTACCGTCGCTGAATGGACTCGATACTCAGAAGCTGCCTGGTCTGGGGCTATTTATAGAATTGGTCAATATCTGTCTGGCACAGCCAGGCGTGACTACCGGACAGCTTCTTGAGCAATATCGCGGTAAAAATGAAGCAGCAACCCTTGAAAAGCTCTCGACCTGGGACGATATAGCAGATAGGGACATTGCTGAACAAACCTTTACCGACTCACTGAATCATATGTTTGATTCAGTGCTGGAATTAAGATTATCAGAATTAATCGCACGTTCTCGTACCGGTGGACTTACCCCGTCAGAACGTGAAGAGGTTCGGGTTATCACAGAATCTCGTGCCAGAAAATAAAATTTGCGGCTTTACTGCCGAATATCAATCGGGTTAACCCGAACGCCGCATAGATGGGCTGCGGCAATAAAATAAATCAGCCCTCGTAACGCTATTGTTGGTGGCAATCTCTACCAGCACAAACCTTAATACTGAAGTGTGGATACCGTCTTATGGAGCAAAACCCGCAGTCACAGCTTAAGCTTCTTGTCCAACGTGGTAAGGAGCAAGGCTATCTGACCTATGCCGAGGTCAATGACCATCTGCCGGAAGATATCGTTGACTCAGATCAGATCGAAGATATCATCCAAATGATCAACGACATGGGCATTCAGGTAATGGAAGAAGCCCCTGATGCCGATGACTTGTTGCTTGCTGAAAATTCCAACAGCACTGATGAAGACGCAGAAGAAGCTGCAGCACAGGTGCTGTCTAGCGTAGAGTCTGAGATTGGACGTACAACGGACCCTGTCCGTATGTATATGCGTGAAATGGGTACCGTTGAACTGTTGACCCGTGAGGGTGAAATCGATATTGCTAAACGTATCGAGGACGGGATCAACCAAGTACAGTGCTCCGTTGCTGAATATCCTGAAGCCATTACTTATTTGCTTGAGCAGTATGCTCGCGTTGAAGCTGAAGAAGCGCGCCTTTCTGACCTGATTACCGGTTTTGTTGACCCTAATGCTGAAGAAGACTTAGCGCCAACAGCGACCCATGTCGGTTCTGAATTGTCTCAAGAAGAAATGGATGATGACGACGATGAAGATGATGAGTCTGACGATGATAATGCCGACGACGACAACAGCATCGATCCTGAGTTAGCACGTGAGAAGTTCGGTGATCTGCGTCGTCAGTACGAATTAACGCGTGACACCATCAAGGCTAAAGGCCGTAGTCATGCTGATGCCATTGCTGAAATTCTACAACTGTCCGAAGTCTTCAAACAGTTCCGTTTAGTACCGAAACAGTTTGATTACCTGGTGAACAGCATGCGTACCATGATGGATCGCGTTCGTACTCAAGAACGTCTGATCATGAAGATGTGTGTTGAACAGTGCAAAATGCCGAAGAAAAACTTCATTACGCTGTTCACCGGTAATGAAACCAGCGAAACCTGGTTCAATGCAGCTATCGCCATGAATAAAGCCTGGTCTGAGAAACTGCACGACGTTTCTGAAGATGTATTGCGTAGCCTGCAAAAGCTACAAAATATTGAAGAAGAAACCGGCCTGACTATTGAGCAGGTCAAAGATATCAACCGCCGGATGTCTATCGGAGAAGCGAAAGCTCGCCGTGCGAAGAAAGAGATGGTTGAAGCAAACTTACGTCTGGTTATTTCTATCGCTAAGAAATACACCAACCGCGGTCTGCAGTTCCTTGACTTGATTCAGGAAGGTAATATCGGCCTGATGAAAGCGGTTGATAAATTTGAATACCGTCGTGGTTACAAATTCTCAACCTATGCGACCTGGTGGATCCGTCAGGCTATCACCCGTTCTATCGCTGACCAGGCGCGTACTATCCGTATCCCGGTACATATGATTGAGACTATCAACAAACTCAACCGTATTTCCCGTCAGATGCTGCAAGAGATGGGCCGCGAACCCACACCGGAAGAGCTGGCTGAGCGTATGCTAATGCCAGAAGACAAGATCCGCAAAGTACTGAAAATTGCTAAAGAGCCTATCTCCATGGAAACACCGATTGGTGACGATGAAGATTCGCATCTGGGTGATTTCATCGAGGATACCACCCTTGAGCTGCCGCTGGATTCTGCCACTTCTGAAAGCCTGCGTTCTGCTACCCATGACGTTCTGGCTGGCCTGACCGCACGTGAAGCGAAGGTTCTGCGTATGCGTTTTGGTATCGATATGAACACTGACCATACTCTGGAAGAGGTGGGTAAACAGTTCGACGTTACCCGTGAACGTATTCGTCAGATTGAAGCGAAAGCCCTGCGTAAACTGCGTCACCCAAGCCGCTCAGAAGTTCTGCGCAGCTTCCTGGACGATTAATTTGCCCAGCCACTGCTAAGTTTTTAGCAGTTATCAGGCCTGAACCGGCATCTACCGGCTCAGGCCTTTTATTTTGTATCCTGGCACTTACCTACCCCGTGCAACCAAAGAAGATTCAAGCTCCTGATAAGCCGCAACCAGCTGCTCAAGGGTCGCCCGATTCAGCCCACTGGGATTCGGTAACACCCATACTTCCGTCTCACCAATGCGTATGGACTGCTTACCCCACTTAGAGCCCCGCTGATTAAATGCCTGCTCAAATGCCTGCTTACCCAGAATAGCGAGTACACCCGGCTGATAGTCCAGCATCTTCTGTGCCAGTTCCGGTCCTCCCGCACGCAACTCCGCAAGCTTCACCTCACTCGCCTGCACTGTGGGCCGTTCCACCAGCATCGTAATGCCACAACGGGTATCCAGAAGCTGCTGTTCTTCTTCCGGCATCAGCAAACGCTGCGTAAACCCGGCCTGATAAATCACTTTCCAGAAGCGATTTCCCGGATGAGCAAAATGAAACCCGGTATGTGCCGATGACTTACCGGGATTGATACCACAGAACACGACCCGTAACTCAGGTGCTAAAATATCGCTAATCATGACTCTGTCCTTAAACCTCCGCGCTAAAAGTATAAGATTCTGATTCTTCTTTGTTTATAAAACCAGCAGATGAACACGAAGCACTGGATCGCTGCTGTCAGTTACATTATAATTCTGCCCCACGGCCCCTTAGCTCAGTTGGTTAGAGCACGCGACTCATAATCGCTTGGTCGCCCGTTCAAGTCGGGCAGGGGCCACCAAATTTTAGCTTTAAATTCATATATTTAAGCCACTCTAACGAGTGGCTTTTTTATTGCCTGAATTTTGAGTGGCGATGAAATGGCGATTAATTTTTTGTAGTTCTTTTCTTTATACATAAAAAAACCTGCCGAAGCAGGTTTTTTTACATCCATAATTGGCTTTGCCCGGTCGGTGATGGGTGAGGCGGTGCAGGGTTTATTTTCCCTGGCGTTACAATGAATCGTTCCACTGACTCCATCGTCACAAATGTACAGCTGCAATTAATATTGGTGCACTGGTGATAACGTTCTTTGGTATTTTCACTCAGATAACGACTTGTTCTTGCGTGTGCTGCGTGCTGACAATTCGGACAATGGAACATAATACGCCTCACATTTCACATTAAGTGAATAAATGATACTAAAACACTCCCTATTTGAGAATCTTTTTATTCTTCTCCGCTCTCGGCGTCATACTCAACATCCGACAACTTCACCTCAAGCTCTAACATTGTCGTGTAACCATTATTATTCAGTGAATGAGTTACTTTGGTCAGCGTCCACGCTTGCTCGTCAATAACACGTTTAAAGCCACTAACCTGTACTGGCATTTCAGGGTAGAGATCTGCACGGCCGGTAGCAAGAGCGATAGAAAACTCCGCAACCCCGCGTTGCAACTTATCCCATTTGGCTTGTGCGGCACGCATCGCCTGGGCTTTAGTCGCAAAAATGGTGGTCAGCGCCAGAACGTTATCAGCATCCCCGGCCATATACTCACCTTCGCGCGCCTCTTGCTCTTTGGACGTTTTTTTCTTTGCTGCCGGTTTAGCTTTTGGGTGTTGCAGAGCGCGTAAATGCTGCTCCTTTGTCTTGCGCTTAAGTTTGACCGTTTGCTTTTGCTGTTTCGGGTCTTTGGTATGCAACCATTTAGCCGTAACGCCGGTATAGGCTCCCCGGTCAGCAATAGAGAACTGGTGACGGTCACCATCAGCTCGCGTAATAGTCACTTGCGGAATAGGTTTCCCACTGGCCGTAACGCCCTTACCCGCTTTAAGAAATAATAAACGTCCAGCCTTAACCGATACCTCGCCGCCGTTCCGTTCAGCCAGGCGGGTAAGAAATTTAGCGTCAGATTCCTGAGACTGGTCAATATGCGGGATTTTAATTCCCGCCAGCGCCGGTGCAACGCTGGCCGTCAGTTTATTGCGAATGGCGATCGCATCAGCAATTGCCCCCAGGGTAGTATCATGCCATGACTCCTCACGTCGGGAATTAAGCGTGCCACGAAAATCAGCACTACGAGCACGGATAGTCACAATATCTGGCGCGCCCCGGTGTTCTATTTCATCAACGGTAAAACTCCCCTTTCCTATCAGCGCAAAACCTTTCCAGCCAATAAATAACGACAATACTGCACCGCGTAACGGTAATTCTAATAGTCCGTCGGCATCATCCAGTTCAATATCTAACTGGTCGGCCTCAAAGCCGCGATTATCGGTAAGGGTCATATTCATCAGGCGATTGCTGATATTGCCGGTAATATCCTGACTGCCTATGGTCAGCATATAATCGGGAGTCAGTGCGTTACCAGTATCCAGCGCCAGCGCATCCAGCATCACCTACCCTCCTATAACCTGGGTTATTTTCCCTGCCATCTCACCGGCTTTACCGATAAGTGATTCGGCTTGCTGGCCAATATCGCCATACAGTGCAGCCAGTGACTCATCAACACGGGTAAGCGTTAGGGTAAAGTCGATTTTTCGTGGCGTACCGTCAGAAAAGAAAATACTGCCCGTTTCACTGACATTATTGATAACGTACATCCCGTAAATCATGCCGACGCCATCCAGTAACGGCCAGGCCCTACCACCTTCAGCCATCAGCCTGACTGCCGTCATAGTCAGTCTTCCACCGGTCAGTTCGGGATAAAGCACTCCGCTCAGGTTAATTTTTTCTTCACCTACGCCGAGAAACTGAAAGGCGTCACGCTTACCAACGCGAGCATTCGACGGCCAGCGATAATCAGCAGTGCGTTGTATATTCTGATAAGGCAGTGTCTGACGCATAAAAACAAACATGCCTAATGCGAGCATCATGATGATTTCTCCTTATCCGTCGTGATCCATACTGGCGCGAGCGCGGGAACGCTTATCACGTTCATATTTTTCAAGCGCATCCTGTAACTGGCGGTCTAACTGCGTGCCTGGAGCGCTGCCACCTTGCACCGTGATGTGATAATCATTTTTACTTTGGTCAACATAAGAACGACCGGCGGGGGCGGTGACGGGCTGGTAAGCCTGATAACCACCATAGGCACTGGTAGCAGG